AAAATGTACAGGTCCGATTGCAATAGTTATGAGTACCTATCTCAACAGAGTTGATATTCTTCTTAAAAATTTCTGCTGCTTCTTTATTTGTCATTTAAGAGTTTATCAATAAATTTTTCAAACTCTAAAGCAGGTAACGGCTTACCAATCCACTCTTGTACGCCAAAGTCTTCTTTAGGATTTTTAATTGGTTCAATTATTTTCATCAGCATATATCTTCTTGTGCCTGCTCCTGTAGGAGGTATCTCTTGGTGAAAGCAATGATATTCATTGCCTAGTTGTTTTACTTTATCTAATATTCTTAATAATGTTTGCATTAGTTATCCCTTTTCATTATGACTAAATTTAAAATTTGTCTGTTTAGTTTTGAAGTTACTTCGGTAACACCGTGCCAACCATCTTCAGTATTTTTAAATAACAAAGATGAATTACCAGTATTTCTATATTGTTGTTTGTGTGCAAAGTCTTCAGGTTCTGGATTCATTTGTTCTACAAGTTTACCTTTATAGAATACAGTTTGACCACCACAGTTATCGTCCCAACCATCTGGCATAAAATACATTAGATGGCTGCCTAATTTACCAGGCGTATCAACATGAGGTGATACATCTCTACCATCTTTTCCAATATGCCAATCAAGTCTATATTTAAAATTATTACCAGGTATTTCTAGTGTATCTTTTATCCAATCTGCATATTCTTTACTGTATAAAAGTTTTTGTGCAAAATCGTCCCATATTTCAGGCAATTGATTTCTTTCTATCATATACTGGTCAAATAATTTACTATCCTCCCATGGTGTATAACAAAAAAATAATCTTATATGTTGTCTTTGACCATGTTTTCTAGGTGTTTCATGGCCTTCTTTTTTAAATAAACTTTCAGACGGCCATTCATCTCTTAAATCTTCCCAATCTTTTACAAAACCATTAATAAATTTATGAGGCGTATAACCGTCTGTTGTCATTAATGTATCTGGTATATTAATCATCTTGGTATATCTGTATGTGGTATGTGTAGTTTACTTCTTATCTTTGCTTTATCTTCTCTATCTGTAACATAATATCCTTCAATATGAGTATAACCCTCTTGTCTAGCCCAATAAACTCTTTTATGTCCAGTTTGTACATATAGACCAGGTCTTACTTCACCGTTGGCTTTTAAATGTTGTGGTGTTTTACCTCTTTGTAATCTTTCTTGTACCCATTCTTCCGTATGAGGCGATACAGTTATAGGGTAAATCATGCCGTGGTTTTTAAATGAAGACCAATAATCAAATTCATCCATTCTATTTTTCAACCATTCATCTGTCGGCATTAATATAAGTTCGTCTAAATCTAATTCTCTTAAATCATTAAACAATCCATCAGGATGTTCTTTAGCTCTTAATACTATTTTCATAACCAACCTTTTGTATGAAATAACTATCAGCAATATCTGATATAGGATTACCTACTTTTTCTGTTTCAAATATTGATTTCAAGTCAATGTTTGTTTCTGCTACAAATGCGTTATACATCATGTCTTTGTCTGCGTTGCCTTTTCCTGTGGCACCTTTCTTAACGACACTCGGAACCACCGTTTCGTAAGGAAGATTTTGTTCTTGTAATCTATATTTGAGAATACCACAATTTTCAGCGATTTGAAAAAGACCTTGGCCTTTCGAACCAAAAGAATAGCCTTCAATGTATATTTTGGGATTAAGTAATGGTGAAATAATATCCAATGCAAAATCAGATATGTATTTAAATCTTTGAATAGGGTCAGTCCATTCTTTATGTTCATAACCAACAATCTCCTCACTCATAGTACCTGTCCATTTTTTCTTATTGGTCAGGTAGTAAAACATCAAGCCTGCGTCACCGTCTATATTAACACATATGGCTGGACTAGTTAAACTATAATCAATTCCAATTATCGTCTTCGTTACTATCGTCATTTGACCAGACTTCCTCTGTTTCATCTTGTTCATCTTCTACCTCATATCCACAGAAAGGACAAGTAAGAGGTTCTAAATCTTGCTCTTCTATATCCCATACTATGGTATATTTAGTTTCACATGAGGAACAGGTCTTTTGTCTTTTTTCCATTATAATTTAAATTTCTTAAATTGGTCTTTCTTCACATCTTGCTTAACACCACCAATCACATAACTTTCTATCTCTGTTTCTTGTGGTGCGTTTTGCATTCCTTTTGAGTTCAACCAATGGTCTACCCACGGTAGTGGATTTGTTTTTTGTTCGTATTGTGGTGTTAGGCCTATGCCTTTCATCCTTCGGTTTGCCATGTATTCTACAAATTGGTGTAACAGTTTTTCTGATAACCCAATCATACTGCCTTTTGAAAATAGATAAGTTGCCCACCTTTTCTCCTCTGCTAATGCGTCATCATACATTTTATAAACTTCTTTTTCACATTCTTTACCAATCTTGACCATATCTTTATCGTCACCATTTCTCCAGTTATTGATAACTGTTTGCGACATTGCAAGGTGTTGACTTTCATCTCTTGCAATAAATGATATAATCTTAGCAGAACCTTCTAAAAGTTTTAGTTCACCAAATGCAAAACTACAAGCAAACGATACATAGAAACGCAAGCCTTCTAGTATATTTACTGTACACATAGCTAAATACATTTTCTTTTTAAGTTCATACAAATCAACTTTGTCTTTATTTAAATGCCATTTATAACCCATGTCAATTAGGTCATCATAAGTTTGTGTTACAGACTTACTTCTCTTTTCAATTTTTTCATCTTTGATAATAGTATCAAAAACTTCATTAGGATTTGAATAAAGATTTTTAATTATATATGTATAACTTCTACTGTGGATTGTTTCCATAAAATCCCATGTAACAATACAGCCTTCTAATTCTGGATTAGATACAAATGGTAAAAAGGCCAAACACGGACCTCTACCTTGAACACTATCTAACATAGTTTGATATTTAAGATTAGATGTAAATATAAACTTTTGTTGTTCGTTCAATTGTAGATAATCGTTTCTATCTTTCTGTAAAGATACTTCTTCAGGTCTCCAAAAATAACCTAGTTGTTGTTGATTCAACTTATCAAATATAGGATATTTCATATCACTATATTGTTGTACTTGTAAGTCTTCACCAAAAAACATAGGTTGTTTTGTAAAGTCTAAATCTTTATCTTTATTAAATACACTTCTTGCCATTTATTCTTTTCTCTCCTCTAAATCATAAAAAAATTTGTCGTCATCACCAGCTGTCCATTTTTGTTCACATTCTACACTATACTCTTTAGTGGACACATTAAAGTCTGGAAACTTTAACTCGCTAGGAGTATAACTTTTATCATAGAATATTACTCTATTGTTAGGTTGAGCGGCAAAGTAACCGTTCTCTAACTTTAGAATATTAAATGACTTATGTTGTGATGGTACTTCACTATAAGTTACATTTCTTTCTAAATTTGTTGAGTTGGCATTATCTATTGTAAACATATACCAACCTTTATACCATTTCTTACTAGGCGACAAGTATTTAACTTGATTGCCTGATAACATTTGTTTTTCAATAACTGCAATATCATAACTAAAACAATCCCATAACTGAAGCTCAGTTAAAGGTACTTCGCCCTCATAATCTTTTTTCCAAACAAACGCACTAATTGGTAGTTTGTCATATAAAGCACCATACTCTGGTATATAAGTTTCAAAATATAATGCTCGACCTTGAATTGACTTAGCAGTAACCCATACACCTTCAACTAATTCACCATGACCTTTCTGTAAATCATAAAGATATTCCTTCTTTACAAATACATCTATATGAGGTGTATTGACACATAAAAATGCCATGTTTAACTCCTATATTGTACAACTATCACAAGCCTCGTCTTCTACTTGTAGAGTTGCTGGTTTAGTTTCTTCAGCAGTTTCTTCTACATTATCTTGCCAACCTATATTGTGAGCAGGTTCGTCAATATCTTTCTTTGCGTCATAAGTATTTTGATAATAACTTGTTTTCCAACCATACTTATATGTTGACAAAAGGTCTTGAGCCATAACTGATACAGGCACCTGATTGTCTTCATAATTTTCGGGATTGTATGACCAGTTACCGCTAATCGCTTGGTCAAAATACTTTTGCATTACTGCAACGATATTTATATATCCTTCATTGCCAGCCATGTCCCAAAGTAAAGTATAATTGTTCTTTAATGTCGCATATTGTGGTACAATTTGTTTTAATGTACCTTTCTTTGATTTCTTAACACTTAAATAATCTCTAGGTGGTTCAATGCCGTTTGTAGCATTAGAAACCACACTAGAGGATTCTGATGGCATTTGAGCTGAGAGTGTGCTATGTCGTAGCCCATGTTTTTTGATTTTACTTCTTAACCATTCCCAATCATAGTTGAATTTTGTTTTAACTAATTCATCTACTTCTTTTTTGTATGTGTCAATCGGTAAAATACCATCGGAATATTTTGTTCTATCAAAGTAATCACATTTACCTTTTTCTTCAGCAAGTGTATTAGACGCCTTTAATAGATAGAATTGAAACGCCTCTGTTAACTCATCAACTAACTTTAACGCTTCTTTATCTGAATACTGTACTTTATTTTTTGCAAGATAGTGAGCAAGACCAATATAACCTATGCCTAAACTTCTTCTTGCTTTTGTAGATACTTCGGCAGCCTTAACAGGATACTTTTGATGGTCAATAATTTCATCTAAAGCTCTTACTGCTAAATCACATAAAGGTCCTAGTTCTTCTACTTCTCTTATAGTACCAACATTAATTGCACTTAAAATACATAATGCAATCTCACCTGTACCATCAATGTGTTGAATAGGGTCAGTAGGTAAAGTAATCTCTTGACATAAGTTTGACATTGTAACTCTGTCCTTAAATGAGGAGTGAGTATTACAATGGTCAATATTCATTATGTAGATACGGCCTGTTTCTGCTCTTTCTTTGAGTAAATCAAAGAATAAAGTTTGAGCGCTGACTTTCTTTTTCCACACACTTGTTTTTCTTTCTGTCTTTTCGTATAGTTCGTCAAATTCTGGTGTTCCCCAAGCTTCGTACAACTCTGGCACTTCATGTGGTGAGAACAAGGTAATTTCTTCATCATCAATAAACCTTTCATAAAATAATTTTGATAACTGAATAGAGTAGTCTAACTTTCTTACTCTGTTGTCTTCCGTTCCTTTATTGTTTTTTAATACAATAATGTCTTCTATTTCTTTGTGCCAAATAGGGAAATGAACCGTTGCGCTGCCTCCACGAACACCGTTTTGAGTACAGCACTTGACCGTTGCCTCAAACTTTTTGAGGAAAGGTATAACTCCTGTGTGCTGGACTTCACCGCCTCTAATTCTGGAATTGATTCCTCGAATTCGTCCGGCATTAATACCGATACCAGCCCTTTGTGCAACATAATTGCCAATAGCCATATCACTACTGAAAATAGATGGAAGAGTATCATCAACATCAACCAACACACAACTAGCATACTGCCTAATAGGTGTTCTAACACCAGCCATAACCGGG